TTTAAGAAGTTCCTTCCTGATGGTTCTAGGCTTGAGAACCTAGATTACTCCACCAAGAAGGCCTTCGCAGATGTCGATGCATCTATCGGGACAGTAGCCCCGTTTCGGTTAGATGCATTGAAACGTGTCTGTTCCTTTATATTAGGTGACCTCGATGAGTTCACCGAACTAAAGTGCAAACACGGCCCAGGCGCGGTTTTCGAGGGATATACTCCGAACCAGAAGTGGTCCGAAGTTTATCGTGGTCTTCTTGAATTTGACCACAGGTTAATGTACGCTGGTTACGATCTCCCTGCAGGTATTCTTGCAGATGATCTCCCAATGTACGACCCCATCGAAGATCACCCCTCTACCGGAGTTTCGAGGCTGGTCACTGTTCATAAGAGTTTCTCAGCTCTTAGAACAATTACTGTCGAACCTTGTTTGAATCAGTTTGTTCAACAAGGTTATAACGCATGGTTACGGTCTTGTATAGCCCGTGACCGTGTGCTTCGACAGAGCCTCGAACTTACCGATCAAAAACCAAATCAAGAATTGGCTTTGATCGGCTCCCGGACTGGCGAATGGTGTACGATTGACCTCTCGAGCGCTAGCGATTTACTTTCTCTACAGACCGTGGAGACAGTATTCGCTAATCGACCGAGATTCCTAAAAGGAATTTTGGGTTGTCGTACACCTGAAGTGGATTGCGGTTATACCAAAATCCACCTCAAAAAATACGCCGGTATGGGTAACGCTACAACTTTTCCAGTTCAATCAGTGGTCTTTGCCATGATAGCCATAACGGCTATCCTTGGATCAACCAAGGAGTTGAGTTATGAAAAGGTTGAGCGTGCCGGTAGAAATGTTCGGGTTTTCGGCGATGATATCATCGTACGATCCGAACATTTTCGGGATGTTGCTGACTGGATCACATGCTTTGGTCTTAAGATCAACCGAAGCAAGACTTTCTCTGAAGGAAACTTTAGAGAAAGTTGTGGTGTTGACGCATTTGGCGGAACTGAAGTTACGCCAGTGTACCTACGCCACGATCCAGGTCAACTCTGCTCGGACCCGAGTCCAGTTGAATCTCTGGTTAGTGTATCCAACCAACTTTGGCTGCGATGCTACTATCAGAGCTCTGAATTTCTACGAAACTCAGTTGAGGCTTCCTTTGGGAGGCTTCCACTGGTTAGAAGAAGTTCAGCTGGACTCGGCTGGAATGCCCGATTTGACGAGTATGAGGTCCAAAGATGGAACCCCATGCTGCATCGGTTCGAAGTTCGAACCGTTGTTCCTATCCCCGTCAGGAGATTGGACGTCTTATCAGACATACCTGCCTTGTTGAAGTTCTTCCATAAGCCGTCTGAAACGGAAATGGATAGAACTCACCTCAAGGTCTCCGTTCGAAGGTTCCGAAAGGGCCTTCGTCGCAGATGGGTGCAGGCCTAGTAATAGGCTTGTATTTTGTCGCTATATTTAATATAGCGCCAGG